GGATGGTGAAGACATTGACATCGTAGCTACGGGATCGAGTGTGAACATTACCTCAACCCAGGCCGTTGCCAATGCCATTGTTTTGAGCGCTTCTACAGCGTTAGGCGGAATAGATATAACATCAAACGCCGATATCGATATTACAACCACAGGGACGACGGATGAGGATATTACAATTACAAATACTGGCGGTTCCATTAATTTAAGTGCGACAGAGGATATTGCCACAGCCATAGTGATTGGTGCCTCAGCCGGCGGGATTGATATAACCGCTGATGGAGATGATGCGAAAGACCTTGATCTTGCTTGTACTCATGGTTCTATTAATTTTACCGCTGGACAAAGTGCAGTTGATTCGATTGTGATTACATCGTCTATCGGTGGAATAGATATCTTAGCGGCAGGTGCGGCGGCCGGTGAGGATATAGATATCGTCGCAACGGGTTCAAGTGTCAATATAACCTCGACGGAAGCGGGTGTGGCCGATGCTATTAAGTTGAGTGCATCGGGGACAGGGGCTTTTGCGAATGTGATAGATATTACAACCACAAATGGCGGGATTACGATTGATGCCAACAATGCGTCAAATGGGGATATTCTTATTGATGCGGCCGATGTTCTGACCATAACCACGCCTGATCCTATTATTATTAATGGTGACGCGACATCTTCTATGGTGTTTGAAGGAACGGCGAATGATTTTGAAGCTACCGTAACGATTACCGATCCCACGACCGACAATGCGATTGTTTTGCCTGATTATTCCGGTGGGGTTCCTTTAATCATAGCCCAGGGATATACCCAAACAGCCCAGGGAGAGGCTGCCACCATTGATGTCACAGGTGGTGGAATTACCCTTGCAGACGGCTGGTTTATCGAAGGCAAAACCTTGAAGTTTGTTGTTGGCGGGGTCGTAACAGGCGCTAACGATACTGTTTCAGTATTACTCTATTTTGAAGATGCAGCCGTTATGACACTTACGACAACGGATGGCGCCGAAGGAGATTGGCAGGCTGAGTTTACAATAATTGCAACCGCGGCGGCTACGCAAAGGATTTTCGGGAAACTTGTGGCTGAGGGAGGGACAGAGGTTATAGTGGATTACGCCACTGACGCGACCGATACCGCAAGTGCCGGTACGATACCCATTAAACTCCAGATCGCAGAAGCCAATGGGACTGATGAGATCACAACCGAGTATGTCCAAATATGGTATTGGAATCAAGCAGATTAATTTTTAAACCCTTAATATAACAGGAGAATCTTAAAATGTCCGATGAAATAATAGAACATGAAGAAGATCAAGATCCTACTGAGGAGGAAACAGATTTTGATGGTGCTTTTTCCGAAGTAGCCAGTGAATCAGTAGACAAATCAGGAGAAATCGAAGACGAAGATAAGGATGAGAAAACCGAGGAGATTGAAGGGGAGACTGAGGAAGAAAAAGCCGCTAAAGAAGAAGCGGCAGAGAAACTGAAAAAGGCTGATGAAGACGCCAAAAAGAAAGCGGGGGCTGCCGAGGAAAAAGATGATGAACTCCCGGAATCTGAAGAGGATAAGCGTGGCAAGGAAATCTTAGTAGAAGAGGAAAAAGCCAAAAAGAAAGCGGAAACGGAGGCAGAGCAAGCCCAGAAGGAAGCTGAGGAGAAGAAAAAAATTGAAGAAGCAGGCAAGGTAAAACCATTTACAGGCGATGATATTAAAACCTTCTCACAGATAATATCTGAGGCTGAATTACCTGAATCAATTGAAATTGCAGAAGGAGTGGATGTTGATGTTAAGGAGTATTTACAAGATTTTCCCGCGGTACAGCCTGTTGTCGCAATGATAATGCAGAAGGTGCTTAAAAACCTTTTGGACAATGGGACGCTTATCACAAGCAAGACCTTTAACCAGGAAACAGAAGGATTTAAAACTGCCTTAAGGGATCTTAATTTTAATAATGCCGTTTATAGGTTGGCCCCGGAAGTGGAATTAAAGGATGAGACGGGAGGGGTAATCGGCAAAGAAAGAATGGATGTTGATGTCGTTCTTGATTCCCCGGAGTTTAAGGCGTGGCTGGATAAGGCCCCCAATGAACATAAAGCCCTTTTTCGCGGAGGACCAAAAGATTTTGTCCTTGGCTTGAAGAAATTTAGCGATAGCCTCAAAGTTGAAGACGCTAAAAAGAAAGTAGCTGAATCGGATGGTAAGGCTAAGAAGAAAAAAGATGAGCACGATGATGTGCATCTTCATACAGTCCGGAAAAAGAGCATAGGCGAGGGCGGCGAGGACGAAGTTGACGATGATGATTTTGATTCCGCCTTTAAAGAAGCCGCGGGGAAGAAAAAGAGATGAAACCTACACCACAGGGCCTTATACTTCAGAAAAAGGGTATTAAACCATTGATAGAAGTCAATAGGGATTCACAGATCAGGTGTCCTTATTGTCGTAAACTTTTTGCGGTAGGAGATATCCCTGAAACCCCAATAGAGGTTCAATGTCCGCGATGTAAAGACGAACAAGGGAACCCGCGAAAGATAACATTTAAAAAGCAATCATAATTTTACTTAAACCTACCGAGAACCATAAAGAGTTCCATTAACCAAAATCTATAAGGAGGAACTTTTTATGGGAAATACAAATGTTTATGGTGACATATCACCGCGCACCGCAGCTTTTGCGGCAGTACAGTTATTGGAAAGAGGTCAGCATGGTCTTATTACCGAGAGATTCGGTCAGGCCAAGCCGATCCCGAAGAAAAGTACAAAAACAGTCAAATTCAGAAGGTATGAATCCCTTCCCCGGGCGACGGCGCCATTAGCTGAAGGTATCCCGCCTGCTGGCCGTAAGCTCTTCTCCACGGACGTTACCGCGGCTTTAGAGCAATACGGCGACTCCGTTGAGATTACCGATGTAATTCAGGACACCCATGAGGATGATATCCTCAAGGAATCCATGGATCTCTGCGGTGAGCAAGCGGCTGAAACCCTTGAAGTAATCAGGATAGCCGTACTCAAGGCCGGCACAAACGTATTTTACGCCGGTGGTTCAGTAACTTCCAGGGCGACAGTTCTAAGCCCACCTGTTATTGGCGATTTTCATAGGATTTACAGGCATTTCAGAAAGTATAAGGCTCAGATGATCTCCAAGATCGTCAAGGCCTCTCCTATGATCTCCACGGCGCCAGTTGAGGAAGCCTTCTTTTGCATGGGTTCAACGGACCTCGATGCTGATATCCGGGGTTTAGCAGGATTTATTAAGGCCGCTGAGTATTCGGACAGCAATAAGGCCCTTCCCCATGAGATAGGGTCTGTCAACCAGTTCCGGTTTATCCTTACGCCTCTGTTTGAGCCCTGGCTGGCGGCTTCTACAAATGCGACCAGCTCTACATATTTGAGCAATGGCATAAGCACGACTGGCTATCCGGATGTGTATCCATTGATAATCGTCGCTCAGAACGCTTACGGTATCGTTCCTCTTCAGGGACAAAACGCCGTTAAGCCGACAGTTCTTAACCCCAATGTGCCGAGAGGCGGGGACCCACTTGGTCAATTAGGGTGGGTATCATGGAAAACGATGCAGACCTCGGCCATTCTTAACCACAACTGGATCGCAAGGCTTGAGTGTTGCGCCACGGCGGTCCCAACGGTTTAGTAAATAATTAATAATCGAGAACCCTAAGAGTTCCTAACTATAAAAAAATAATAAGGAGGACATATTATGGGAAAAATAGTAGCAGGAACTTTCATGCTTCCGGGGTCTGATATCGATCTGATTTTCGGTATTGGCTTTATTCCGGATTATGTCAAGGTTGTTGATCCGAACGCAAATGAAGCGCTCATGGAGTGGAATGTTCATATGTCACGGATTTTGGCAGTTGCAGGCGGTATTGAAATAGATGACGATGGCGCTATCACACCGAACACAGTAGATATAGGGATACAAATATATCGTGGTGGTGATGCTGTTACAGCAGCGCAGGCCTCAGCCGGAAATTGCCGTATCTGGGATAGCCTGGATTATTCCAAGGCTGCGAATGCCGATCCATTGACATATTCAGACCTGACTCAGTGGACGCTTGATTCAGCGTATACCGGCCACTGGAATTCAGAATGTAACACCACATATGTCGGCGCAGGATCATTCATCTGGATTGATGGCAAGCGGTATAGTGTTCAGGCATTAACCTCAAACGGTGAAACGGCCACAGAAGTGACCCTGAATGAAACCGGCGTAGTTTCCGGCCAGATTCAGAAAATATCGAATAAGGTGAGCATGAAGGTAGCGACGGCAGAAAAGATTATGCCCGCTGGATTCTGGATTGATTCAACCGCTACCCTGTTTACCGCGACCACTGAACTGGCGTATTTTGAGGCAGGGACATACGATAATTAACACGGGTAAGTGTAAGCCCGATATACAATAACCAACGAATCCCTTTGAGGATCTTTAAATCTTTGGAGGGATTAGAATGTCTAAGGAACCAGATTCTCAAGAACAGCAAGAAAAATTTATTAATGAATTTAAGTCTTTAACCCAAACGAATCTTATTGAATATGAGAAGGAAAATAGGGGTAAGATTAATACTGCTTCCCGAGAAGTCAGGAATGCCTTTGATGATAAATGGAAAAAGGTAATAGGAATATCCTATTGGCAACCCGTAACTAGCCAAAAGGTTTATGCTGATCCAAAAATTGAACGGGTTGATCCTAAATCGAATAACTATATGATAAACGGCGAAGAAGGCTTTTGGGAAGTCATCTTTTCGGCTAAAAGCAATCCCAATGATCAGACCGATGTGACTTTGACCGTTAATGGGGAGTGCCTTTCTATAATCCGTAACAAGCCGGTTATTCTTCCGGGGCGCTTTCTTGAATGTGCGGATCACGGCGAGTTCCCTACTTATAAACAAGAACCCGGCCAACCTCGTAAAATTACATCTCATGTGAAGTTTTTCCCTTACACGACTATGCGCCAGGCCACAAAAGCTGAATACATCAAAATGAGAGCCGATGGCGACCGGATCACAAGGGAGAAACGGGAATTTGAGGAGAGAATATAGTAAATGGCTTCCGAAATCACCAACTTAGGTTTAGTCAATAAATGCAAGAGGTTTATCCTCAAAGATCCTACCGTAGAAGCCCTTGATGATCTTATCCAGGATGCCCTTATCTCAGCAGAAAGGGAGATCCGGATGGTTGATCAAATGGGTGCGCCTCTTGCATGGCTCAGGGATCGGTATGACGAATTGTTTACTCGGCCTTATGCCGCTATCTCCGCTATCACACAGGCAAATCCTGGGGTAATTACCGCCGCTTCTGCTAATTCCAATATAGAAGGCCATGGGTTCGAGAATGACGACCTGGTGATGATTAATGGTAGTGGGGGTATGAAAAGACTCAACAACCGTATTTTCCGGGTCTATATGGAGGAAAAGGTAACAGACGGAAGTTTCGCGGCCACGGCTACTCATTGGACTTCTGGATCTGGCTGGACATTAAATGCTGCTGTTACCTCTGATGCCGATCTGGAAGCAAAGGTCGAGACCGCCACAGCGGGGAAGAAATATAAGGTAATCTTTACCTTAACAGGAGTTACAGTCGGAAGCATTACGCCTCAATATGGCGGGGTTGACGGGGATGCCGTTACAGTCAATGGGACTCATACTCAATATATCACGACCACAGGCACAGGGGTTTTGAAATTCCAGGGAACGGGATTTTCTGGGACGGTCTCTTATGCAAGTATTACGGAAGCAGATGATTTAAGCCTGAAACAACTTAACGATCAACTTACCATAGATACGTCAAGCTATGAAGAATATAATTCTGGCGGAACAATATATCATGTCGGTATAAAACTGCCTCATGCCACGATTGAACCTACTTCAACCCTTGAATCAACAGCGGATTATAGGTGGAAGATTGGTAGGGTATTCGGGGTTATGTTTGATTTATATCCCGTTGAATATTTCACTGAAGAATCTCAGTTTAATGATGCAAGATATTGGCAATCCGAGGGGCGGCCAAGACACGCGAGATATGTGAGACTTAACTATTCGAGCCCGATACAATCCGGCACAGAGCATTTTATTATGTTTCCGCCAGTAGGCCAAAGATATAATATCGGGGTCCAGTTTGAAAAGTCTTATCCTGATTTGGCGACATTCACTACCGCCGTTTATCCGCCTCATCCGCCTGAGACACATGACTTTATATGGCATCGGGCTCTGGCTAACCTTTCCGGGAACGCCGAGAAGATGCGCCGAACGACTAAGGATGGCGGAGATAATACCAAGATCGAGATCATGCACGCGCAGATATGGACTGCGAAGGTTTTAGAAGAAGAAAGGAAAATAATTGATCTTAACCGGAAAATGTTGGGTGGATCCGGTAATATGGGGATGAGGGCGTAAAATGAAAAAACTCCTTCAAATAATATCTATTTGCCTGTTTTTATGTCTATCTATTCCTGTTTTCTCAGGCACCATTGACACTTCCAGTAGCACGGCCGCGACTCTTATTACCATTGTCCGGGCCGACCTGAATGAAGCCACGGCTTCTTTTTGGGCTGATACTGAATTTACAACATGGATAGACGAAGCCATTACAGAAATAAACAACCTGGCAAGATGTCTTGAAACTACTGTAAGCGATGTGTTATTAGTCGCTAATGATTATGATTATGCCTTTGCTGTTTCATACCTTGATATTGAATCGATCATCCATGACAATGGTGACACGACAAGCCCGCAAAGGATATTCTCTTTAGCGAAGGCCGATATAAAAGATATAGGGCATGAGAACGAGAAAGGCCGACCAAAGATATACACTCTCTGGAATGACAGTATTATTGTCTGGCCGATCCCTGATTCTACTCAAGCCGGGACTACCCTTCATGTCTATTATATCCCAATGCCCTCCGGTGTAACAGCAACCACGAGCCCCATCGAGACCCCTGCCTATTTTGACCCTGCCATAGTGGATTATGTGAAAGCAAAAGCCTACTACAAAGACAACAAAAGCATTTTAGGAGATAAATTTATGGAGCTATTCCAAGCAAGAATAGCTAATTACACTTCAAATGTAGTCAGGAGAGGGGACGGGCCGAAATTAGGGCAGTAAACAATTTAGAGACCCGACTATTAAATTATTGTGGAGACCATAAGGTATGTAAACACCCTTTTATATAGGTTTACGCAAAAAAGGGGGTTTACATTTTTTATCAACTTCCAGCTGAATTTGGTTGTATTTATTGGGAACCGAAATGATCAAAAAAATCCTCAAATATATATTTATACTTTCATTGATATTAGTTTGTCCTTCTTATGCTCAACAAGACGCTCAAGAAGAAAGTAATTTTATAAGCTATCCCTTGGCGGGCTCCCTTAATAGAACTGCACCCTATCTTTCTATGGAACCCGGAAGTGTCCAAGAACTTTTAAATATGGTTCGGCCTTCTCCTGGAGCACCAGGGTGGAAGACAAGGGCAGGGACAACCAAGCATAATACGACAACTCTCGGGGCCCATGAGGTTAAAAGTCTCCATAATTATTACAATAAAGACTCCAATACTCAATATCTTTTCGCTCAATTCAACGATGCCATTTATTCTGCGACCAATATTCCACCGACAGCCGGGGCTACCTTCGGATCATCTATTTATAGCCTTACAGCAAACTCAGGGACGGCCTTTTCTGCCACGGTGGGAAACGATGTCGTATTTGCGGCTGATGGCAGCTACCCCTTTATTTTTGCAGGGATCTCGTATGCCGATGGTGTTTTAATAGACCGAAATGTAACCGGAGAGTATTATCAAAACGCGTGGAGTGAGACCAGGAATGCTGATACTACCGATTATGTGACATTTATTAGCGGAACCACAGATTATGTTTATGTCATATCCCACAGAAGACTTGACACTATCTATCTTAGCTTTGCTTCAACCTATGTAAATGATGAAACAGCGGATGCGACTGTTTATACCAGACAAGCAGGAGATTGGGCTGCTGTTGAAAGTCTTGATGATGATGGAGTAACAACTTCTGGCAAAGCCTTTGCTAAAAGCGGGGCCCTGACATGGACCTATTCAGCTAACGATGAATCCTATATTTTACCCAATTCTAATATTCAAGGCTTTATCTATCGGATAGGGACCTCCGCTGCATTGACCGCCGGGATCAGGCTTTATCAGGTCAGGGTTGATGGGGATGCACAAAAACTAACTCCTTTATGGGATAGTATGTGGATGCCGGCCACAGGATGCTTCGTGTCCGGAACTACGACCTATGAAGATTTTACCTATGAAGTCACGGACGGATCAGAGTATTCATATGTCCTGATGGATGGATTTACGACTATTTATGTCGGTTTTGTCCAACCTGTTACGGCTATTTATATTCAAATAACATCCGATACAAACAATGATACGGTTGCCAATACTCCTACAACTTATTACTGGAACTCCGCGACACCTGATTTTACCACAGTCGGAAGCCTCGATGATTCAAGCACACAAGGCGGGTTTTCCCTTACAAGAGATGGCATTATTCAATGGGATGGGGATAATATCAGCGAGAATGAGAGGAATTTCGGCGGCAATCCGATTCAAATGTATTGGTATAAGATTATCTGGTCAAGTGCCTTTGCCGATACAGACGCAGACGAAGATGAACTAGGTATAACGGAAATATCAGGGGCCTACAAGCCTAATACCATTTTAAAGAAATATGACGGGGTAGCGTCTTATAATGGCCGTGCTGTTTTTTGGCCCGGCAAGTTCTACGAGAATGGATTGGACTATACTGCTGAAGGCAAGGCATGGATAACTCAAGGCATCGATGCTGGAATGACGGGCGGGATATTTGGGCCTGGTGAAGTAAATGCTTTCATCCAGCTTTATTCTTACGGGATTGTCAGTACCAAGAACCCTCCAAGCCTTTTCATTTATGAAGGTAAAATCCCGACCAAATTTGATGAACTCCGGTTGACATCCAATATAGGCGTTGTCGCACCTCATACCCTATTATTGATTGAAGATTCGGTAAAATTATTTAATCAGAATAGAACCGTCCATGCCGTTATATTTATGGCCCATGATGGGGTTTATTTAACCGATGGTCAGACGGTGATCAATATCAGCCAGGAAGTATCCGATTATTGGAATCTTAACTCAACATATTATATAGAACCCTCTTATGCTCATATTTCCTATGCCTGGCAAGAATACAATGAGAGAACTATTCATTTTGCTGTTCCTATTCATGTTTCTGGAATCCAAACGACCTGTAATTATGAACTGATTTATAATTACCTCTCGGGCGAATGGTATGATCTCCATAAAAGATACTTGCCTATGTCCTGCGGGATTTCCTTGATAGGTTCGGATAATGCCCGATATGCCTATGCCGGCGATTATACGGGATTTGTTTTCAAGACCGGAACCGGCACAAGTGATTGGGGAAACCCTATCGAGTCTTATCTGATTACGAGCGATTTCAATCCATACGGAAAATTGACTTTATCCTCTGTTTTCAGACGTTTATCTGTTAAGGCAAAAGCTCAATTATCTGGTGAGATAGCTATTTCTATGTTCCCGGATGGAAAGACAACTGCCTTGAGTCCTTCGGGAGTGACGACAATTTCGATGGTCAATTCAGGATATGGGTTTACGTCTCAAAATGGGGAAGCGATAAATCTCCAGGGAACCAAGGCTGAGAGCATGGCGTTCAAGTTTGATGCCGGATCTGCGGCTGAAGAGACCATGGAGGTGTACGGTTTTACAGTAGAGACACAACCAGTTAGAGAGGCATGGGAATAACAATTTAGAAACCCAGGAGGTTCTATGAGAAAAGTCTTATACTTAATGGCTTTCCTTATACCGATAGTCATTTTTCCTCAGATTATAGAAAATGCCTTTTTTACCCCGAAACTTCTCTTAATGATGATCGGGGCATCGATCTTGACCATAATGGGTCTTGACAGATTGAAGTCTTTACCTTTGGTGGTAAAATTATTGATAGCCTTTAATCTGTTTTCGCTCTTTTACACTTTAAACCCTTACTATACGAAGGTAGCGGTTGTTTTCAATGTCTCATGCCTTTTGGTGTACTTTATCACTTCCAGAGCATTTACTGAAAGTAAAACAGTAATCCGGCTCATGGCGGTTATTCTGATAACCGGGGTACTTGTCTCAGCATTAACCTGGTGTCAGTATTTCGACCATTATCTCTTGATGCCATGGATTAAAAAGGAAAGCAGGCTGTATATCGGGACGATAGGTAATTCAAATTACCTAGGGACTTATCTATTATTTCCTCTATTTTCTGCCCTAGGCCTTATTGTTATATTGAAAGGTAGGTGGAAGATTTTACCGTCTTTGGCCTTTCTCCTGATATTTGGGATGTTCATTCTTGCCAGGGCCCGGTCTTCATGGATCGGGTTTTTTATTGGCATAGCTCTCTTTATCTCGCTCTTATGGGATAGGAAGAAAGTAAGCCTTAAAGCAATTTCTCTTGGTGCGGTTATCTTAATTGTTTGGGGGATGGTGTTCTTAAACTTCATACCAAAAGGGACCTTTACCAAATTCGATTCTTTCAAGGTCAGAATTTATGGAGATTTCCCGGCAGCTATCGAAGTATGGAAGCAAAACCCTTTATTTGGTACAGGGTTATGGTCATATAGGAACCAGGTTTATGAAGCTCAGGCAAGGATAGAGCAAAGGGATAAAGGCTATCTCTCACAGGATTTTTTATTGATAGATGGACCAAAATCAAGGGAAGTACATAATGAATATCTTGAGGTCTTGGTTGACGGCGGACTGGTAGGTGCTTTTTTATGTGCATGGTTTATCGTCTTTGTCATGCGGCCGGGGTTTGCATATCTCAAAAAGGCTGATCCCGTAAAAAAAGTTATTTTATCTGCTTTCATGTGTTCGATTGTAGCCGTTCTGGTAGGCGCCCTTTTCTTCTTCCCTTTCCGGGTGATGACAACGGCCTTCATGTTCTCTTTAAGCCTCGGGGTGGTGAGTGGGTATATCCAAACGAGAAAGCCATAAAGATTATTATTCTTGCCGTTTAATAACTGCGGAAAGCAAATATCTTTTCGGTGAGGGCAATATGCGAATCATAGTAATCTTGATATTGGTCTTCATTATATGGACACAGGGGATTGATAGACTTCTAGGCGAGATTGAATTTATGAAATTTAAGACGGTCGCATCGACAGTCGAGGCCGAAAAGCATCTTGTCAAGGCATTGCGATATGACCCCGATAGCTCCTATTACCAAATCGAGGCGGCATTTTTTTACTTCTATACGAATAAACGAATAGAGGCCAATAATCTTACTAACAAAGTGATTGCTACACATAACGGGGATCTCACGCCTTACAGTTATTGGTATTTTAAGGCCCTCTTAGACGCGACAATCAGGGACCGGGAAGCAACCTTATATGATCTCAACAAAAGCCTTTACTATAATCCGAATTACAAGGAATCGATCGAGGCATTAAGGCAGATACATGAACCGACTAATTAAAATATTTTTTCTGGTTTTATTGTTCCTGATCCCTTTGAATTTAGGCGGGTTTCCAGGCATTAATGATGAAACATCTTTTATAGATGCAATGAGACAGACCCAAGAAAATGATGTGGGGAACCCCAGGGATGCTTCTTCATCTTACAGAAA